AAATTATTACCTCCTATGCAAATGATACCCCATTACACGCAAAGAGTCAACAAAATTGTAAAAATAAGACACAAAAGACGCGAAAAAGTGTTGACAAAATACACATTCCCAACTATAATGTAAATGTAAGACACAACAAGAAAGGAGCGGTAAACATGGGGAAAGCTTTGAACGAAGCGCAAGAACTAAAAATCATCGCATGGCTTGACGCGATGAGCAGGCTGCCGAAGTCAGTACAGGACACGGTATACGGTATCACGCTAGGGTACAGCATGGCGGCCAAGACAAAGGAACAGGGAGGGGGCGATAGCAATAGCCAAAATTAAGTTACTTGAGTTTGTGATGTGGCTTGCGCTACTGATGGCGGTAATTGGCTTATCGTGGCGCATGGTAGACCTTTTTTAAAAATAACAGGAGGAGTCATGAAAATTTATTACGAAATTCCAGACGACGTGGAGGAAATTCTAAAAGAATTTTTACTGATAAGCAAGAAAGACGCCCAGAACATCGCCCAGCGCATGGCTTTGTACATCGCCAGAGAGGCGCGGTACAGACTGCTTGATCAGTGGTGCAAGCTGGGCAGGGAGGTGCATGTGGATCGGGGCAACGGCAAGGAAATAGCACGAAAAGAAATCGCGCACAGAGTCGACATTTTAGAAAAATTTTGCCGGGAACAGGAAGGGTTATGAAAATTTATTGTGAAATTCCAGACCATATCGGCAGGATTTTTAAAGAGTTTTTACAGATAAGCGAGGAAGACGACCGGAGCGTCGGCCATTACATGGCTTTGTACGTTGCCCGCAAAGCGCAGGACGTACTGTATGATCAGTGGCACAAACTAGACTGGCAGCTGCGTGTGAGTTGGGGCGGCGACGAGAAGATAACGCAAGAAGAAATCGGGAACAAGATCGACATTTTAGAAATATTTTGCCGAGAAATGGAAGGACAAGGTTGGAGGAACTATGAAATATGAAAATCAGTTGCGAAATTCCAGACCATATCGGCAGGATTTTTAAAGAGTTTTTACAGATAAGCGATCAAAGCGACGGCGACATGGCTGGATATATAATTCTTTATCTCCAAGAGTCCGCACTCCAGAAACTGAAAGCGTATCGGCAGCGCGAAGTCAACCGAGAAATTGCCCAAGGCCGAGACTACTACGCCGAGCTGACTGAGGAGAAACGAGAAATTGACAATAAAATAGCAGATTTAACTTATTTTGGCCATGAGTGGATCAAAAGCTGGAGTGAAAGGACTGTAGAAGCATTTAAGCGAAAAAAACAAGAAGAGTTCAAAGAAGTGAAAAGGAGATGGCAAGATGCTACTAAGGATGGCGGAGGTTGCGCAGCTACTAGGGGTAAAGCCTAGCAGGGCGTACAGCATAATAAAACAGCTAAATCAAGAGCTTACCGCGCAAGGGTATATGACACTTTCAGGGAGGATAGAAAAAAGTTACCTACTTGAACGGTTCGGGTTAAAAGAAGTCGAAGAAAAATAGAAGCACTAGGAGGTTTACATGTGGATGGACAACAAGGACTATGACGATATAAGGCTTTGCGAGTGTACATTGCGGTGCATGCTTGAAGACAAAAGCGAAGACGATGCTTTTAAACTATTGACATTAATCAATAATTACATTTTGGAGCTTAGAAGGACACAGCGAGAAGTTGAAAGGAGACTGGAGGGACGATGGAAGAAGTGACGGTTTTTTTTGAATCTTTAGCCAAATTAATTCATCTACTTGACGGGAAAAGTACAAGCCAATTAAAGCTTATGGAGGACGTGATCCACTCACGTAGGCGATCCATAGCACAGCTAGAGCTACTGAAAGAAGAAAGCCACCGGAGCTATGAAACGACGCTAGTCATGGAGAAAGGGCGGATGGTATGAAATTTTTAATTTTTTACGCGTTAGGACTTGCCACGCCTTGCATGGCCAAAGCAGCAGCGCAAATGGCAAAGAAAATTAAGCGGCGCATTTCCGAAGTGAAGAAGCAAAGAGAAGACGCGAAGAAAGCGCACGGGGAGTACCTTATCCGCAAAGGCTTTGAGATGGGGTACACCAAAGGGAAGATGGATGAAAGATATTTAAGCGCAAGACCAATAGGCGCAGAGCCGGAAGGCGTACGGCCTACCGGATACATAGTAAGCAGGCAGGAAGAAAACAGACCGCGAACATACGTTTTGAAAGGGGCAAATTATGTTGTACACAACTAATCACCCATCATATTACATGGGAAAGATTGAATGTATCGACGCAATAGAGGCGGCAACCGACAAGTTAGAGGGTATGGAAGCCTTCTGCACAGCAAACGCAATTAAATATTTATGGCGATGGAAGGGCAAAGACGGTGCGACAGATCTAGCCAAGGCTAGGTGGTACATAGATAGGCTTATAAGTATCTTAGACCGTAAGCGGCCAGCCGGAGCTGTAGCCTTGATGAAAGAAAGGGAGGAAGGCAAAAAATGAAGATTTACGAAATTGACAAGGCGATTGAGGAAATTTTAAGCACTGAAGTTACCGAGGACGGCGAAATTAGTCAGCAAGCGTTCGAAGCAATCGAGGAGTTAACGCTAGCCAAAGAAGAAAGGATAGACAGCTTACTTAGCTACTACAAAGACAGCCTAGCAGATAGCGACAAAATCAAAGCAGAAGCTAAAGCCTTAACCGCGCGAGCGCGTGTACTAGAAAACAGGGCGGCCAGCTTAAAAAGCTATCTTGCGTGCGTGATAGGCACAGGGAGGAAGTGGCAAAACGCGAGGCACAAAGTCGCATGGCGAAAGTCTCAAGCCGTCGAAGTCCTTGACGCAAAGAAAGTGCCGCCGGACTTTGTCATTGACGTTGAGCCAAAAATTAACAAAGCCGCGCTAAAGCTGGCACTAAAAGCAGGGGAAAAAGTTGAGGGCGCACGCCTTGAAGAAAGGGAAAGCATGATAATCGGGTGACTATATGGAGATCATAAGAGGGAAGCAGCAAAAAGCGTTAAAAGTTGTCGTGTATGGCGTGGAAGGAGTCGGGAAATCAACATTCGCGGCCAACTTTCCAGATCCGGTGTTTATAGACACTGAAGGCAGCACAGCCGCGCTAGATGTAGCAAGGACACAAAAGCCTGCATCATGGGCGGAGCTAATTAATCAAGTCAAAGAACTTAAAGAATCAAAAGAGTTTAAGACAATTGTAATTGACACCATGGATTGGGCGGAGGCTTTGTGTTTTAAGCACATATGCGACAAGCACAGGGTAGACGGTATCGAAGGTATCGGGTACGGCAAAGGCTATGTGTACGCAGCCGAGGAGTTTGCAAAGCTTTTAAATATTTTGACAAGCTGCACAGAGGAAGGGATCAATGTCGTCTTACTTGCACACGCGGCAATTAAAAAGTTTGAGCAGCCGGACGAGATGGGAGCGTATGACATCTACACCTTAAAGTTAAGCAAGCAAGATGCGGCATTGCTGAAAGAGTGGGCGGATATGTTGCTCTTTGCAAGATATGACACGTACACCGTAAGAGACACAGCCACGAACAAAGTCAAGGCACAAGGCAGCGAGCGCGTTATGCAGACCGAGCACGGCGCAGCGTGGGACGCTAAAAATCGGCACGGGTTAAAGCCTAAATTACCGCTAAATTTCGCCGAGATAGAACAGCTTTTCCCGGCAATTAAAAAAGAGCCAGTAAAGCACAAGGAAAAGGCGAAGGCCAAGCCAGATGAGGTAACAGATCGTTCCCCCATAGGTTACGACGGTTTGCCGGCGGAAGTGGTGGATCTGATGAAAGCAAACGATTTGACACCGGAAGAGCTGCACAATTTATGCGTACATAAAGGGTACGTCACAGCAGATACGCCCTTTAAAAATTATCCGGAGAACCTCATAAAAAATATTTCTGAAAAGTGGAACAGTTTATACAGACAAGCTAAAGAATTAGCATTGCCGTTTGAAATTTAATTAAAAAGGAGAATATGAAAAATGGAAAATAACAGTTTTGAAGATGTTGCTTTGTCATGGGATAGCCAAATCTCGGCTGAAAATACCTTTACGCCAATACCGAATGGGGTTTACGCTTTTAAAGTTATTAGCTTTGAACGTGGGCAGTACGAGCCATCAGCAGGAGCTAAGATGATAGCTTGCCCGACCGCGGATCTACAGCTAGAGCTATACGACGGCAAAGGCGGAAGAGTCGGGCAGCTTAAACATCGGCTTTTCCTAACTAAAAAATTAGAGTGGCGGTTATCTTCTTTCTTTACGGCAATTGGCAAGAAAAAAGAGGGCAAGCCGCTAGTGCCAGACTGGTCATCGATTATAGGCACACAGGGGTACTGCAAAGTTGAAAAGCGCAAAGACAAGAACGGCGATTTAACAGATTTTAGCGAAGTAAAAAGTTTTTTACCTCCCGCGCGTGGACTAGGGGAATTTTAAAATGTTAAGGCCATACCAAGAAGAAGCAAAAGCCGCGATTTTTAAGGCGTGGGGAAGAGGGGAGCGGAAAACGCTCCTCGTCCTTCCAACCGGAACAGGTAAAACAATTGTTTTTGCGTCAGTCATCGCGGAGTGCGTAAAAAACGGCGATCGGTGTCTTGTGCTAGCACATCGCGGTGAACTTTTAGACCAAGCAGCGGACAAGATACACAAAGCTACCGGCTTGATGTGCGCAGTCGAAAAGGCAGAGCAGACATCAATCGGCACTTTCTTTCAGGTAGTAGTCGGATCCGTGCAGACCTTGCAGCGTGAAAGCAGACTTTCAAAATTTCCCAGAAATTACTTTGATACTATCATCATTGACGAAGCACATCACGCGATTTCTAGTAGCTACCGAGCAATTCTCGACTACTTCAATTCTGCCAAAGTCCTAGGCGTGACGGCGACACCGGACAGGGGCGATATGCAAAATTTAGGCACTCTTTTTGATAGCCTAGCTTACGAGTACAAGCTAGCCGACGCTATCAAAGACGGATACTTGGCAAAGATAAAGGCACAGATGATACCTCTACAGCTTGATATATCAAAAGTTGGCACACAGTCCGGAGACTTTAAGCCAGGAGAGATCGGGTCGGCACTTGATCCATACCTAGAGCAGATCGCAGACGAAATGGCAAAGATTTGCCAGGATAAAAAAACTGTTGTTTTCTTGCCGCTTATAGCAACATCACGCAAATTTTGCGCGTTGTTAAGCAGCCGCGGACTTAGTGCCGCAGAAGTTAACGGAAACAGCCCCGACCGCGTAGAAATACTAAAAGACTTTGAAAATAATAAATATAAAATATTATGCAACTCTATGTTATTAACCGAAGGTTGGGATTGCCCCGATGTTGATTGTATTGTCGTCTTACGACCGACCAAGGTACGCAGCCTATACGCTCAGATGGTAGGCCGCGGCACTAGGCTAGCGCCGGAGAAAGATCACGTTTTACTACTTGATTTTCTTTGGCACACAGAAAGGCACGACCTTTGCCGTCCGGCTTGCCTTATAAGCACAAGCGCGGAAGTAACCGAGAAAATGACCAAGGTTATTGAAACGTCCGGCATAGAGGAAGGAATTGAACTGGAACAAGCCGAGGTTATCGCAAAAGAAGAAGTCATTGCAGACCGTGAGGCTGCACTAGCAAAGCAGCTTGAAGAGATGAGAAAGCGAAAGCGTAAGCTTGTAGACCCTTTGCAGTTTGCGATGAGTATCAAAGCGGAAGACTTGACGAATTATCAGCCAGTTTTCGCGTGGGAAATGGCGCCGCCGTCAAAAGGCCAAATCGAATACCTTGAAAATGTTGGCATTGACGCAGCAGCCGTAAAAAGTGCAGGAGTAGCAAGCAAACTAATAAGCAGGCTTTCAATGCGTAAAGTTAGCGGCCTTGCCACGCCGAAGCAGATCAGGGCATTAGAGCGGCTAGGTTTCCGCAGTGTTGGCACGTGGAGCTTTGACGCAGCAAGCCGGATGATAGCGCGTATAAGTCAAAACAGCTGGCGAGTACCGCGGGGGATTATTCCGTGCGAGTATCAGCCGTAAGGAGTGAAAGATGGACTACATCAAAGAAGAACTAAAGTTTATTGATCCGGCAGCACTCAGCTATCAAGAGTGGCTATCCGTTGGCATGGGGCTAAAACAGGAAGGGTATGATGTCAGCTTATGGGACGAGTGGAGTCGGAGAGATTTGGCACGCTATCACGCAGGCGAGTGTGAACGAAAATGGGAAACTTTCACCGGATCATCAAAGCCAGTCACAGGCGGCACGATTTACCAGATGGCGCTTGCTGGCGGATATGTACCACCGCAAGCAGAGCCAGACCGCGCCTTATCGTGGGATTCAGTCATAAGCGATGACGGGGATCATGTAGTAGTAAAAAAAGGTTGGTTGGATTTAGAAGCACTACCAAAGCCGCAGGGGAGCTGGACACACGGCGGTAAGTATTGCGCTGATGACGCTATAAAATATTTAGAGCTTTTATTTGATGAAGACGAGTTTGTCGGGGTGTCGTGCAGTTCGTGGGAAGACTCAACGGGGCGCAAGTGTCCGGCTACTGGAGTGTACAGCAAGACGGCAGGGCAGCTCATCAAAGAAATCCACAAGTACAAGGGTGATTTAGGCGCGGTATTTGGAGACTACTCAAAAGACGCAGGCGCATGGATCCGCTTTAACCCGCTTGACGGGAAAGGCGTAAAAAATGATAATGTCACGGCTTACCGCTATTGCCTTATCGAGTCAGACCAGACGAGCATTGAGCAGCAATACGCAATAATTAAAGAGCTAGAGCTGCCAGTCGTCGCGCTTGTATATAGTGGCGGTAAGTCAGTACACGCGATAACTAGAATAGACGCGCGAAGCCTTGAAGAGTATCGGCGCAGGGTAGACTTTACCTACTCAGTTTGTCAAAAAAACGGCCTTGTAGTAGACGTACAAAACAGAAACCCTTCAAGGCTTTCACGGTTGCCTGGCGTTTGCCGCAAGGATAAAAAACAATATTTAATTGCAAGTAATATCGGTAAGTCCACGTGGGAAGAGTGGCGCGAGTGGATAGACGCAGTAAATGACGACTTACCGGATCCGGAAGGGTTAAGCGCCACGTGGGACAACTTGCCGCCGCTTGCGCCGCCGCTCATTGAGGGAGTGCTAAGGCAAGGGCATAAAATGCTAATTGCAGGGGCGTCAAAGGCGGGTAAGTCTTACGCGCTGATTGAGCTTTGTTGCGCCCTAGCCGAGGGCAAAAAGTGGTTAAGTTTTGACGTTGCGCAAGGCCGCGTTTTATACGTGAATTTAGAGCTTGACCGCGCGAGCTGTCTGCATCGTTTCAAAGATGTTTACGCTGCGCTAGGTTGGGAACCGGAGAACATTAAAAATATAGATATTTGGAATTTACGCGGTAAATCTGTGCCAATGGATAAGCTAGCGCCGAAGCTAATCCGCCGCGCAAAAAAAAGCAATTATGTAGCAGTTATTATTGACCCAATCTACAAAGTCATTACAGGTGATGAAAATTCAGCAGACCAGATGGCGCATTTTTGCAATCAATTTGACAAAATTTGTACGGAGTTAGGAACTGCCGTTATTTACTGCCACCATCACTCAAAAGGGTATCAAGGCGGTAAGCGTTCGATGGACAGGGCAAGCGGTTCAGGTGTCTTTGCTAGGGATCCGGACGCGCTAATGGACTTAACAGAACTAGAGATCACAGAAAAAGCAAGAAAAGAGATAAAAGACAAATTAAGGCGTGAAACGTATTGCCACATTCTAAAGACATTGGCGCCGCAAGTGTGGCCGCTTATAAGTACATACGCAAAGGGCAGCGCGGACATGCTTAGGCAAGAGTGTGAAAAAGCACTGCCGCAAAATGTAAGGCTACTTATAAGCGCGGAAGAACAAAAAATTGACGAGAAAATGAAAAGCGTTACCGCGTGGCGTATTGATGGAGTGCTCAGGGAGTTCGCAAGCTTTGCGACGCGCGATGTGCTTTTCTGCCATCCTTTACATGACGACAGCGCAGAAATTGCCGAAATTTTGAAAAGCCTTGATCCAGTACGAGAGCGTGCGCCGTGGGAAAAGGCCGCAGAAAAGAAAAAGAAACAGTCAGAAGAGAAGATGGACGAACTGGTATTGGCCGTTGACGCTTTGCAGGCTCAAGGTATACCGACCACTTACGCAAATTTAGCGGACTACCTCGGTACTAGCGTAAGGAATGCAAAACGTAGAGTTGCCGGAAACGCTAACCTAAAGACGATAAAAAATGAAAATCCAAGCGCGGACGCGGAGCCTAGAGAGCTTTTAATCGTCCGTTGTGATACAATAAAAATGCAACGCCAGGATTAGAGGATGGGTGCATGTATGACAAATCACTATATAAATATAAAACTCGTATTGTCATACTTTCCAAGGCTAGGGGGGTACCCTAACAGGGTGGGCGGTAGGCTTCCGCCCGCCCCCTGTCAAGGGGAACCCACCGCCCCTAGCCAAAGCCAAAAAAATAATTTTTAAAAAATATAAAGTGTAGCGTTCAATAATATTTAGCAAAATAGAAAGGTAGGCAGCATGGGAGACTTAAATTTTTTTACAGCGTTCAAATTGCCGAGGACAACTCATCAACAAAAGAAGTACACCAAACGCGGCATAGTATACGAGCCGGCCAATTTGTCCGCAGCACGGGCAACCTTTGAGGCATACCTAGCCGGAAGCATTCCGCCCGTGACTTTCAAAGGTGCGCTACAAGTTACCTTGATTTTTTCGTATCAGGCGAAAGACAAAGCACAGACCGGACGCCCTAAAGCTACTAGGCCAGACGTTGATAATTTAGCAAAATTGCCGCTAGATGTTATGACGCGACTGGGCTACTGGTTAGATGACGGCCAGATCTGTGATTTACGGGTAGTCAAGAGATACGATAAGGCGGAAGGCTTGGGGGTATTGATTCATGAGCTATGATAAACGCGCGGCCTGTGACGCGGTGGAACTTTCAAGCATTAGGACTTTAAAAGCGTACATCGAGGAGCTAGAAAACGAGTTGGAGTTTTGGCAAGCAAAAGCCGAGCACTTGACTGGTATCAGGTATGATAAAGTAGTCGTTCAAGGTGGCATACCTCTAAACGGCACAGAAACCCTTCAAAAACTGCTTGAGATTGAAAAGGCTATTAGATCTACTCTTGAGGAGCTGAGGGGCAAAATGGCCGTTCTAGTGGCTCATACGGCCATGATATCAGTTGAGAGCGCGTATCTGTTAAGACTTAGATACATAACATGCCTAAATTTTGAGCAAATCGGTAAAAAAATTGGATATTCTTCCCGTCAGGCCTTGCGACTGGTAAAACGCGCCGAGCGTGAGTATTTCAGCACTTTTAAAAGTTGTCACTAAATGTCACTATTTGTCACTGTAAAACGTGGTATAATGGTAGTGTCGAAAAGTGCAAGGGTACACACCGCCCTTGCGCTTTTCTTTTTTTTCATAATTCCTCCTCAAGGCAGACGGGCGCGAGTCCGCCTCGCCTTAGGAGCGCGCTAAAAGAAAGGAACGGTTTCAAAATACCCACGGGGGAGGTGCACAAGTGAGACAGCTAAGAGCAGACAAGAGCGGACCGCACCGTCTAGAGTTTGAAAGAAACAAGAAGCGGCTGCTATTCTCTGAAAGCACCTGCGGCATTTGTGGCCGCCCGGTAGATAAGTCCCTAAAGTACCCCGACCCTATGTCCCCAGTAGTCGACCACATCGTTCCGATTGCTAAAGGTGGGCATCCGTCAGACATCGAGAATTTACAGCTTGCGCATTGGTGCTGTAACCGCAGGAAAGCAGATAAGCTATATAAGGAAGCACCGGAGCCGCGAACGATTGGAAACCAGAACTTGCCGCAGAGCAGGGACTGGAGCAGTTTCGGCAAGAATTAGCATTGATTTGCGGCGTTAGGTTAGCGTTATGGCGGCATGATGAGCCAATTTTACAAAACAAAGCAATAAAATAAGTAGAAATCTACATAATGGGGGCATACCCCCCCTAGGGCTTGATTCTTATGCCCTTCAACTGTGACTGTACAATATTTATCGTGAAAAATTTAAGGAAAGGACTCGCATGGATCTAGAATCTTTAAAAGAAAAGTTAAGACAGCACGCGGCGCGTGTCAGCTATAAGTATGAACTATACGACGCGAAGGAGCAAGACCCGCTAGTCGGGATTACGATACCGCCGCAGATCCGCCGTCAGTATACCGCGGTGATGGGGTGGTGTACCAAGGCGGTTGATTCGCTTGCTGATAGGTTAGTTTTTAGGAAGTTTAAAAATGATACTTTCTCGCTAAATGAAATTTTTAAAACAAACAACCCTGATATCTTCTTTGACTCGGCGATTCTTTCCGCTTTGATCGGGTCGTGTAGCTTTGTGTATATAAGCCGTGGCAAAGACGGCGAAGCACGGCTGCAAGTTGTTGAAAGTTCACAAGCGACGGGGGAAATTGATCCTATAACAGGCCTTTTAAAAAGTGGGTATGCAGTGCTTGACCGTGACAAAGAGTCGGGGAGTCCGACGCTTGAAGCGTATTTCTTACCTGGACGGACGATATACTATAAAAACGGCAAAATTTTTGATGAGTACCGGAATAAAACGGAGTTGTGCACGCTTGTGCCGATAATTCATTGTCCGGACGCGGTAAGGCCTTTCGGGCGGTCGCGGATAAGTAGGCCGGCAATTTACTTTCAACAGCACGCGAAGCGGACGCTTGAACGCGCGGACGTTTGCGCTGAATTTTACAGTTTTCCGCAAAAATACGTTGTAGGCTTATCTAGCGACGCGGAACCACTCGATAAATGGCGGGCGACAATTTCTAGCATGTTGCGATTTGATAAAGACGTTGACGGAGACCACCCAATTTTAGGGCAATTTTCCGCGTCTTCAATGTCGCCTTTTTCGGAGCACTTAAAAACCTTAGCTAGTGGGTTTGCTGCTGAAACAGGCTTAACACTTGATGATTTAGGTTTTTCAACTGACAACCCGTCAAGTGCCGAAGCTATCAAGGCCGGACACGAAACACTAAAACTTATGGCAAGAAAGGCGCAGCGCTGCTTTGGTAGTGGCTTTTTAAACACCGGATACGTAGCGCGGTGTCTTGAGGACGATTTTCCGTATAGTCGGGGGCAGCTTGCGGAAACCGTGCCGTCGTGGTATCCAATTTTCGAGCCGGACGCAGCGTCACTTTCCGGGCTAGGCGACGCGGTCGTTAAAATCAACAATTCAATACCAGAATGTTTTAAAAAAGAGAATTTAAGCGAATTAACAGGGCTAGACCTAGACTAAACGCAAAGCAGAGGGGAGCGCATGAAAGACTTTGATAAAATAACTTTAGAAAAAATAAAAGAGTCTTTCACAAAGGGGCTAGCTGACAGCAAGGTCGCACGCGCGAAGCTCAAAGCACTAAAAAGCGGCAAGCTTACGCACAAAGACTCAGGGGAGTACGCGGATGCAGTCGGTGACGCGCTTTCTAGCGCGTATAAAACGCATATCCGCGCCGACGGTGAGCAAAACGTTCAGGGTTTAAGTGCAGAGACAGCAGACAGCCTTCTAAGGCCAACGCTAACCGACGCGCATGGCCTTGTAGCGGACTTTTCCGCGGAAGTCCAAGCGGGAATAAATAAAAAGGCAAGGATCCGCTTAAAAGCCGCTAGGGCAAAGCTAGACAAAGAAAAGCTGCAAGGACTAATTGATAAAGTGGCAAGCTATGACAACTTTGAGGACGCGGAGTGGGTGCTAGATGAGCCAGTAAAAGGCTTTGTAAAAGCCACGGTTGACGATACCGTGAAGGTAAACGCAAAATTACATCATGACGCGGGATTAACCCCACGAATAAAACGCACGGTCGGGGGGAAGTGCTGCAAGTGGTGCGCAGCACTTGTCGGAACTTTCCGATATCCGGACGAAGTGCCGCCCGATGTATGGCGAAGGCATCGACGCTGCACATGTACGGTGGACTTTATCCTCAGCAAGGAGCGAACGAATGTTCACACTAAAAAAGAGGCTGGGTCGGTGGAACACCGAGTCGCGCAAGCTAACTTAATTAAACGGCAATACGCTGCCGAAGCAAAGGCACGAGAAAAGAAAAGAATGATCGAAGAAAAGGAACGCGAAGCACGGCGTAAAGAGAAAGAAAAGGCCAAAAAGCGCAAGGAGAGAGAACTGGAAGCGCGGCGCAAGGATAGAGAACCGCAGATAGGAGACACCAATGCCCGCCAATGATTATGACGTTATCGTATTTAAACTTTTAGTTTACTTTTATGCTTGCCTGAAACGTACAACTGTATTTAAGCAAGGCGAATTTGACCTAATTACTAAGAAAGCAGACGTTAACGAGGAGTATTTGCTAGATGTGTTGGAGATGATGCAAGACGAGGGCTTAATTAAAGGCTTGAAATTTACGAGAGCTTGGGGGCAAGTGCTAATTTTAACGTCGGATCTGGCCGACGCCAAAATTACGGCAGCCGGTATACATCACCTCAAAGAGAACGCGATCATGCGAAAAGTTTTGCGCGTTTTACTTGATAAGTCGGATAAAATTATCAGCCTAGCAAAGCTAATAGGCTTAGCGATGTGATCTCATCAGAGGTCGGCAATTAATCAAAGCCATAAGGCAAAATTAGCATAACGGACAATAATATGGGGAAAACAAAAAACGGACGGCAAACGCCAACGCGGTTGGTGGTTATAAGTACTAAAAACAGCGACTATAAGGACGCTGTTTTTTTATACGAAAAAACAGGACGCAAGAGCCAAAAGTGGCAAGAAATTTTGCTAAAAATTATTTTTGCTAGGACTAAAAAAGGGCTATGGGTGCATACAAAATTCGGCTATGCTGTGCCACGGCGAAACGGTAAAAACGAGGTTGTCGCAATTCGTGAGCTTTGGGGTCTTATGCATGGTGAAGCGATAATGCATACCGCGCACCGAACGTCTACAACGCGCGTGGCTTACGATAGGCTTTGCGGGCTGCTTGACCTTGCAGGAATTAAGTATAAGGCGATCGCAGCTACTGGGCGCGAGCTTATAACAATAGAGGATACCGGGGGAACTATAAGGTTCCGGATACGGTCGTCTCATGGCGGCCTTGGCGAAGGTGTTGACCTTCTAGTTATCGACGAAGCGCAAGAGTACACGACAGAGCAAGAGACCGCGCTCAAGTATATTGTTACAAGTTCAAAAAATCCGCAGACGATATACTGCGGAACGCCGCCAACCGCCGTATCGCGCGGAACGCTTTTTAATAGTTTGAGAGCAAAAGCGCTTGAAGGTGGAAGCAAAAACACAGGGTGGGCGGAGTGGTCGGTTGATGAAGAAGCTGATCCATATGACCGCGCGAAATGGTACGAAACTAACCCAAGTTTGGGAACGGTTATCACCGAACGTTCAATTGAAGATGAGATAGGCAAAGATGTAATTGACTTTAACATTCAGAGACTAGGTTTGTGGGTAAAGTACAACCAACGCAGCGTGATAAGCGCACGCGACTGGGAAGCCGTACAAGTAAAGGAAACACCGGATCTTACTGGTGGGCTTTTCGTCGGCGTGAAATTTGGAGCAGACGGAAAAAACGTTTGTGCAGGGATAGCCACGAAGACAACAGATGGCAGAATTTTTCTTGAAGTTCTTAGCTGTCGCAGTACCGCGTCCGGTATTGGGTGGCTTGTGGACTTTTTGGCCAAGGTGAAAGACAAAGTTTCTGGACTTGTGATCGATGGCGCAGGTGGGCAAAGTACGCTAATAGATGAGCTAAAAAATGCAAAGATCGCGTTTAAGGTAAAGCCAATTTTGCCGAAGGTCGTTCAAGTCATCAAAGCAAATTTTTTATTTGAACAAGCGCTTTTCAAAAAGGAAATTTGTCACGCAGGGCAGCCGTCATTGGTTCAAGTCGCGACAAATTGCGAAAAACGCCTAATCGGTAGTAATGGGGGTTTTGGCTATCGGGCGCAATTCGAAGACCACGAAATCGCGCTTTTAGATTCAGTCATACTTGCGCATTGGGCGTGCCGTGAGGCTAAACCGATACAGATCCAGAGGATAGGATATTAACGACAACTAACGCTTATATATAAATATTTAAAGAAAGGGGGAACGTTATGGCTTTTACGGAAATTAAGACAGAAGAAGAACTGAACAAGATTGTTGCTGCTCACGTAGCAAAGGCCGTAGCTGCTGAATCTGCAAAATTCAAAGACTATGACGAGCTAAAAAAGCAAGTCACAGACTTGACTGCCGATAAGGCCGCTTTATCTGGGAAAGTAGCAGGCTTTGAGCGTGCTGACCTTCAGCGTAAAGTTGCCGTGGAGTGTGGGCTTCCGGCAGGTTTAAGCGCTAGGCTAACAGGAAAAGACGAAAAAGAGCTAAAAGCAGACGCTGAAAAGCTTTCAGCACTCTTGCAAGAGCAAGCGACGCCAAAAGATCCGGCACCACTTAAAAGCACAGAGACAAGTGCAGGAAGTGGCGCAGATGACGCATATAGCAAACTATTAAAGTCTTTGAATTTATAAGGGGGGTTATTAAATGGACGCTTTTTCAAAAGGAAATTTATTTGATCCGATTTTGGTTGCTGATTTGGTGAACAAAGTAAAAGGATCTTCAGCACTTGCCATACTTTCACAGCAAACACCGATTCCCTTCAACGGTATGAAGGAATTTACGTTTACTCTTGATCAAGATGTTGACATCGTGGCTGAAAACGGTAAGAAATCGCACGGTGGGGTGACCTTAGAGCCGGTGATCACCCGGCCTCTTAAGGTAGAGTACGGCGCACGTATATCTGATGAATTTTTGATAGCATCACAAGAAGAAAAAATTATTATTTTAAAAGCCTTTAATGACGGCTTTGCAAAGAGGGTAGCACGTGGCCTTGACTTAATGGCGTTTCACGGCCTGAATCCGCGCACGAAAGAAAAATCAACGGTAATTGGGGATAACAATTTCAATGAAAAAGTTACACAAACAGTTCAAATTGACGCAGGAATGGCAGATCCGGAGACCGCGGTTGAAAGCGCGGTTGGCGTAGTACGTGGAACAAATAACATAGTAACCGGCATGGCGATGGCTCCGGTTTTCGCTACAGCCTTAGCAAAGCTCAAAGTTAACGGTGTGCGCCAGTATCCGGAGCTTGCGTGGGGCGCTAATCCCGACAGTTTGAAAGGACTAGGCCTTAGCGTCAACTCAACCGTATCCGAAGGAAACGGTATAAAAGACCGCTTAATTTTGGGTGACTTTGCCAACAGGTTTAAATGGGGCTATGCAAAGACGATCCCGCTTGAAGTCATCCAGTACGGCGATCCTGATAATTCAAACAAAGACTTAAAAGGATACGGTCAAGTTTACTTGCGTGCTGAAGCTTACATCGGCTGGGGTATCCTTGATCCGACTGCCTTTGCCATCGTAAAGGAGGCATAGTATGAAGTACATAAATACGAAAACGGGGGCTGTCTTGTACAGCCCCTTTGTAATTTCCGGCGACGGGTGGGAAGCCGTGGCTAAAGAGCCGCGGACGTCTTCTAACAAGCCGAAAGAGCCGACAGCAGAGCCAACGGCAGAGCCGGTAGCAGAGCCAACGGCAGAGCCGACAGCAAAGCCGGAGGCGCTGTAGCTTATGGTATATGCTACAGTCGACGACATCATGACCATGTGGCGCAAGTTGACGCTAGAAGAAGCAGAGAAGGCCACGGCACTCATTCCGGCAGTGGGAGCTGCGCTCCGCCTAGAAGCGGAGAAAGTCGGCAAGGACTTAGACGAGATGGCCAAAGATCCAACGTACGCGGCAGTTTTAAAGTCCGTTGTTGTCGATATAGTAAGCCGTATGCTTTTAGCGTCTACTGAAGACGCGCCGATGACTCAAGAGTCACAATCTGCACTGGGTTACTCGTGGTCGGGTACGTATCTCACGCCAGGTGGCGGCCTTTTCATAAAGAAAGCGGAGTTACAGCGTTTAGGCCTCCGTCGGCAAAAATACGGAGTAATTGACATGTATGAAACCTAAAGGAATAAAAATCAAGTTTATAGAGAAAAAACAGACAGGGTCAAATTCTTTGGGTGAGCCTATTTTTTCAGAAACAGAAGAAATAATTGAAAATGTCTTAATTGCGCCGACTACCGCTGATGAAGTCTTAAGCAGCACTGACCTAGCCGGGCGGAAAGAAGTCTACACGCTTGCGATACCTAAAGGGGACGCGCACAACTGGGACTATGCGGTAGTAGAGTTTTTTGGCAAACGGTACAAGGCATGTGCGCCCGCAATGGGCGGCATTGATGAGCTTGTGCCGCTTTCTTGGGGTAAAAAAGTGAGGGTTGAGCGGTATGAGTAAAATTAAAATTGAACTTGACCACGCTACCGTGCGTTCCTTTTTGCAGTGCGACGAAGTAAAAGAAATGATAGAAGAAGCGGCGCAGCAAGTGGCGCAAGCAGCCACGGGGAAGCACAGCGACACCAGTAAGGAGCATTACAGCGTAAAAGCAGAGGTCGGGCGCAAGCGTGCATGGACTAAAGTCAAAGCGGAGACGCCGCAAGCCTTACATAATTGCTTTTCAAAAAACGAGCTATTAAAAGCTTTACACAGCATAGGGGGCGGACGGTGAAACTAATCGAAGAAGTCGTGTATTCAGTTTTCAGCAACGTGCTTTCCGTTCCGGTATATACCACGGTGCCGCAGGAGCAGCCTATGAGCTTTGTAACTTTTGAAAAAGTCGGCGGCAGTGAAACGAATTTCATAAAAGAGTCGATCATCGCCTTTCAAAGTTATGGCGGCTCAGTCCTTGACGCTGCAAAGCTAAGCGCACAAGTCCGCGATGTGGCTTTGCGTGACCTTTTGGCGCAGCCGGAAGTAGTCGGGGTACATATCGAGTCGGATCAGGACTACACAGACACAAGAACAAAAAAATATAGATATCAATGTGTGGTATCTATAAGTCATTACTAAGGGGGACATATGGCAGGTACTAACTCAAATTTAGTAACAGCGGGTAAGCCTAAAGTAGGCGGCGCGATTTTTGTCGCGCCTTTAGGCTCAAAATTGCCGCTATCAGCTACTGAAGAGCTTGATAAAAGCGCTTTCGTATCGCTAGGGTATATCAGTGATAAAGGCGTAAGCAATGAAGACAAGGCAGAAAGCAAGACCATCAAAGCGTGGGGCGGTGATCCAGTTCTAGTTATCCAAGAGTCCAAAACGGATAAATTTAAATTCTCGATGATAGAGGCTTTGAATATAGACGTTCTAAAAAACGTTTATGGTGCGGATTCAGTAAGCGGCACGCTTGAAACCGGAATAAAAATCAAAGTAAATTCTAACCCGAAGCCGGATTATTCGCTTGTCATCGACATGGTGCTAAAAGATAACATTTTAAAACGTTTGGTAATTCCAATCGCGAGCGTCGGCAGCATTAGCGAGGTGAAGTACAGCGACACGGACGCGGTAGGCTATGAGGCGACGATAATTTGTAAACCGGACGCACAAGGCAATACCCACTATGAGTACTTACAGAAAACGCCGACGGCAGGGGGTAGCTTGGCATGATAGAAGGAAAGACGAAAACGGGCTTTTCATTTAGCATAGACATCGAGAATGTCCAAAACATGGAGCTTTTGGACGCTATCGCCGAAGTAGATACTGACCCGAGGCAAGTGCCGCGCGTGCTGCTTTTGCTTTTGGGAAAAGAGCAGAAGAAAAAGTTATACGATCATTGCCGCGATGAAAGTGGCCGCGTGCCTTTCCCTAAAGTCGAAGCTGAAGTTATAGACATTTTCGAGTCTTGCAAAGACTTAAAAAAACCGCAAGCCTTGCCGTGCTTTTAAGGTCTTACCCCGACGAACTTATATGCGATCTAGCTGAAACGTATCACATTTTGGACTATCGGAAAGTTCCGGTGCCACTGCTTGCAACTCTAGCGTGGGGCTTAAAGCCCGATAGTAGGTGTATGAGCGCACGCGCCGGACTTAAAGTCCCGATCAGCCTAGTGGTACAAGCTATGACATGCGACGCGGAGCGGCTGTCACTTTGGCGACACACACAAGATTTTGCAGATGGCAAGCCGCGGCCGCAGTCGCTTGCTGCGCTGCTCATGGGGGAAGAGTCAGGGGCAGGCTTTAGCGATGGCGAGGCTTTCATGAAGTGGCGCGAAAAAATGATGGGGGGGTGAGTAAGTGGCGAAAAGCATAGGCAAGGCGTACATTCAGATCTTACCGTCGGCAAAAGGTATAAGCGGCGAACTTTCTAGCCAACTTTCAGGCGAAGCCAAGCCGGCAGGCGAAGCGGGCGGGCTTAGCTTAATGAGTGCGATGAAAGGCGTTTTAAGCGTCGCAGCCCTTCAGAAAGTCGGCGAGGGCATATGGCAAGCCGTAAACTTAGGCGGTGAGCTTGAGCAAAACATCGGCGGTACCGAAGCGGTTTTCGGAAAATTTGCCGACAAAATACAAGCAACCGCCTATGACGCTTATAAAAACATGGGCATGAGCGCGTCGGACTATATGGCGACGGCGAATAAGATGGCGGCGCTTTTCCAAGGCTCAGGCCTTGAGCAATCAAAGGCCGTGGACTTGACCTCGGAAGCAATGCAGCGAGCCGCAGACGTGGCGTCTGTCATGGGCATAGATACATCCATGGCGATGGAGTCCATCGCCGGAGCAGCTAAGGGCAATTTCACTAAACAAAATCTGGTGAATAAAAATCGTGTGAACCTTGATCACAGGGGTGGAGCAGTAAACAAAATAATGGCTGCGCCGCTAACGGGGAAACCTAAGTGTATATATAAGGCGATCCCGTGCCGAGCCGCTTAAGCGGAAGGTGTAACGACTAGCCGAAAGGCGTACGGCAGCTATTGATACGCTGCCGGAAGTGCACGAGAGTCATAGAAGGAGGGAAGGGGCAGGAATGTTCAGGGAGATCCCAAACTTTAATAGTTATCTAGTAAATGAACACGGGGTAGTAATTAACGCGCGGACAAAAAAGAGACTGAAACAAAACGATAACGGCAGCGGATACCTCCAGGTACAATTCGCCGATGGCCGTAATCGCTATGTTCATCGCCTCGTGGCGATGGCCTTCATTTCGCGCGATGATGGCCGCGTATTTGTCGATCATATCGACGGCAACAAAAAGAATAACCACGTCGATAATTTACGGTGGGTTACTGCCGCTGAAAATTACCGCGCGTACGGATACGCAGAGCGGCGGACAGCACTACAAAAAAGAGTAGTCGCCGAAAACGTAAAAAGCGGGGAAGTGATCGAATTCCCGAGCCGGAACGCTTGCGCGGCTTACTTTAGATGCACCAAGTCTAAAATCAAATATTGTTGGCTTTACAAAAAAGGCAATAAACGCGATTGGACTTTTAAACTAGATAATTATTGATTTAAGAGATAGTCTGCCTTGTCGGAAACGGCAAGAATAAGCGATGATGGACAACTTGGGCGTTGCGATGAATGCGACGACGCTGCAGGCTTACGCGCTTGAAAAAGGCGTAAATTTCAATTGGAATACCGCAAGTAACGCACAAAAGGCGGAGCTTGCGATGAAAATGTTCATGGAGCGAACTAAACAGTACTCAGGGAATTTCGCGAGAGAGTCCGCCGATACTTTCAGCGGATCCATGGGTGCCGTAAAGTCCGCGTGGACAAATTTGGTGGCCGATTTGGCTTTAACTGGTGGTTCGCGTTTTGGCGAAACGTCAAAGGGGCTTTTCAAGAGTATCGGCGACTTTGCTAAGAATACTTTCAGGTTTATAGGCAATGCAGGCAAAGGCCTTTTGGCTCAGCTGCCGACGATAATAGAAAATCTTGTCGGAGGAATGCAGGAGCTTTTCAAGGGGATACCTGCACAGCTTAGCGAGCTCCTGAGTTCTTTGCTTGATAATTTGCCCGACATGGCCGAAGGCTTGATCAATACTTTGATGAATTTAGGGGAAAGCGCAATGACGGCGCTAGTTGATACGGTGTCAAAGCTTGTTGAAACTTTGCCGCAAAAATTGCCCGCGCTAATTAGTAAGACTGCCGCAGCTTTGCCACGGCTAGTGTCAACGCTTATCCAAAAACTTTTGTCTTTGGGGTCAAAGTTAGCAGAGGCAGGGGTCAAGTTGATATCGAACCTTTTTTCTAACTTACCGGCTATTTTGGCTGCACTGGCGAAGGGCGCGAGGGCGGCTATTTTAGGCATAATTAACGCGTTTTTAAAGGCCTTACCGCAAATAGGCAAAGTTGGCCTACAGCTCATAACAGCCGTATCGCGCGGTTTCCTCGGTGGTGTCGGTGGTTTCCTAAAAGGCGTTTGGGGCTTTATAAAAGACCTTTTCGCCATGTTCCTGGATACGCCGCGCCAGATGATAGAGATTGGCCGAAACTTAGTGCTTGGCTTATGGGAAGGTATAAAAGGCATGGCCGGATGGCTATGGGATCAGGTAAGCGGATGGGTATCAGGCCTATGGAGCGGTATAAAAGGTTTTTTCGGCATTCATTCACCATCGACGCGCATGCACTGGGTGGGCGAAATGCTGCTTTCCGGGCTAGGTACAGGGATCACGGACAATGTGAACATCGTAAGTGCTGCCATGGATAAAGTGGCAGCCGCTACAGATCGCGAGCTTAGTCCTCAGCTAAAAAGTACTGTTGTTACCGATCACGGTGCGCTAGTGGGTGCTGACCTTCTCGGTGGCTATGATGAAGGCAGTACAGGCGGTAAACGCGAATATAACATAACGATAAAAGACGCAACGATCAATGATCCGCGAGATGTAAGGGAACTTTCCAAGCAGATAGCGGAAGAACTGGAGAGGTGCCCGACATGATAAATAATTCTTTTTTCAAAAAGGACGTATACAGCCATATACACGGCAAAGCGTGGGTGTCTTTCAGTGGGTGGAAAACGTCAACGATTGACGGTCTTTTCGTCGTAGACGTGGGGGAGGATAAAATTCCCCTCCCACGTTCAAAGGCAGAAAAAACACTTTGGCGCGATGGCTACATCATCGAGGAGCGGCGGCACGTAGAAAGCTATGAGCGTGAGGTTAAGATAGTGGCAGCTCACGGCAAGGCTTTGAGCCGCTTTATAAAGAAGGTAAGAGCCGGGCGCGAGTACGAGCTAATTTTTTCAGTAGATCAAGCTTTCTTGCGTCGGGCTTTTTTAAAAGAGATAAAGCTGCACAAATTGCCGCCGGACGGCGCGGAGCTGTCGCTTGTCTTTTTGTGCGAGCCGTACAAGCTCACGCGGCAAGCTAGTAGCTTTAAGCTTTCATCTGGTGTACCGCTTACAATCGATAACTTGGGTGACGCTGAAGCTTATCCGGTAATTGACATCGAAGGCGCAGGACAGGCAGTCATAAAAGTTGGCGCAGAACGCCTTTTTGTTGCGCTAGATGGTGAAAACCGCCTTTCCATCGACTGCGACAAGATGGAAGTTAGGGACAGTCAAAGGCATTTAAAAAATTCCGCGCTATCTCAGGGCTTTTTTCCGTCGATTCCGGAGGGAAGTACTCAGGTACTGGTGACCGGAGCAAACGCAACTTTTAGCGTGCGGTGGAGGTATCTATGATACTAAAATATTCAAAAAACGAAGATATTCGAAAAGTTGGCCAAGTAGTAAAGGCCAAAAAAGCCACGGTGCGCGAAGAAATAAACGGCGAGTACAGCCTAACTTTAGAGACGCCGGAGCCGCTTTTCTTATACCAACTGCTGAAAGCAGACACGCCGTCAGGCCTTCAACCTTTTATCGTAACGGCGATAAAGGACACGGGCGGCATGGCGAAGGTGACAGCGCAGCATATAACCCACCTTTTGCGCGTGATGGCAATATCAGGCGTACGAGGGGAGAAGATAACAGCGAGCGAGGCGATCTCACAGCTAAGGCGAATGATACCAAGGCCAAGCGGACAGCCTTTCACTTTCGAAGTGGGAGGCGACAGCTTGCCGCTTTTTACGCGTACGCTTGAGCAAGAGCCGTGCGCCGTGTATGACGCAATAGTCGGGAGTGATAGTTCAATTTGTGGTGAGTACGGGCTGAAAGTTTTTCGCGATAACTTCAAAATTAGAATTACAGGTGAAACCGCGCCACGTACGGAGGCACTAATCGCAAGGCGAAAAAATTTGCTCACTGGCTCAGAGCGTGGAGTTAGCGGCCTAGGCCTTGTGACGCGGCTGCATCTAAGGGCTAAGGTAAAGCCAGAAGGAGAAGAAGAAAAAGAGATCACGGCGGTGGTAGATAGTCCACTAATAGGCAGTTATCCCGTAGTCTTTGAGAAAGCGGTCACCGTCACTGATAGCGACATAGACACAGCTGAAAAGCTTGAAGCGTACGGCAAAAGGCTTTTTGATACTGAAAATTTAGACAAGCCAAAAGAAACGGTAGTAATTAAACCGTCTTTAGAGCTTTCAAAGTTAGTCCATATCGGGCAAGCGGCGAAGATCTACTATGAAGCAGAAAAAATATATTCGTACATTGAAATGGTAGGGTATGAGTATGACGCGATAGCCAAAGAGTATATAAGCATGAATTTTGGTAGTCTTCAAAAAAATTTGAAGCGAGAAATTGCAAAAAAGATAAAAAAGGAGACTGTACCAATTGAGCGAATGGCGGCAGACGCTAACATGCGCGGAATGACGAATCGCGATTTAATCGGACAAAATAAAAAAGACTTTGAAAAAGGTATCGGCGGAGTCCGTCAGTCGCTAGACACGCAGCGCAAGGAGTGGATATCAGAGATAAGAGATACAAAACAAATGCTCGACGGAGCAAAAGCCGAACTATCAACACTGATAAAGCAGACGAGCGAAGCGATCACGCTACAAGCAAGCAAAATTGCGGAAAATGAACGCCAGATCGCAAGCTTAGACATAAGAGCAGACAGGATCAGGGCAGCAGTCAGCGAAGTTAGCCGCAAGTCTGATGAGGCATATGAAAAGGCTAGCAGCGTAGAACAAACGGCTAGCAGCATAGTGAGCGAAGTTCGGGAGGTGTCGAGTTATGCTCAAAATTTGAACAATACGGTATGGCAAAACAACCACGATGCCACCGCCAGAATTTCACGGCTTGAGCAAACCGCGGACGGGTGGTCTTACGCTTTCAACTATGCTAACAGCTTAAGCACCGTGCTCAGCATAAGATCCGGCGGCATATGGGTGACTAATATCAATTGTGGATCAATTAGAGCAGACAGAGGTTATATAGGCAACTTAACGGCATCCTACTTTAACGGTAAACAGGACTATGTACCAGGATGATGCGAATAAAGCAAAGGGGGGATAAAATGGTTACTTACGAAATTGACCTATCAGTTGACGCTGACTATATGTATTCAGCGCCAGCTATGAAGCAGTACGACAGCGAAAGCCGACAGCTTAAAATGCGAATTTTTGACCGACACGGGGAAAATATCGTGGCAAAGCAGGGGCAAAAATATCGTATCCGAGGACTAAAGCCGGACGGCCAGCCGGTATACGTAAAGGCAGACACAGAAGGGGAGTATGTGGTCTATACGCTAGATCCGCAAGTACTTACCGCAGTCGGCACGGTGCTGATGGACGTAGAAATGCTAAAAGCAGATGACGAAAGTTTTTTGCTGTCTAGTCAGCTAATCGCCATAGAAGTCGAGCCAGCCGCGCTAAGTCATGAAAAGCTTAAATCGGACAGCGTTATCACGGCGATTGCGGGCATAGGCGCAGACACGATAGCTAGCGAGCGCGTAATTGCTGCTATAGCCGAAAAAGCGCGAAAGCAAGAAAAGCTGCTAGATGGTATCGAAACCGCCGAAAAAGCGCGTCAGCAAGCCGAAGAAGGAAGAGCCACGGCAGAAGGAAAGCGAGCCGAAGGAGAAAGCGCACGCGCAGCAGCTGAAAGCGGCAGAAGCACAGCAGAAGAAGAACGCGCGAAAAAAGAAGAAGAAAGGAAAGGCGCGGAAGGATCAAGACAGGGAGCAGAAGCCGCGCGAGCGGAAGCCGAAAGGCAAAGAATCGAAAGCGAAAAGGTAAGGGCAGGAGCGGAAGACACAAGAGCAAGTGCGGAAAGTATCCGCGCTGCTGCTGAAAGCTCACGGCTAGACGCTGAAAAAACGCGCGAGACGGCAGAGGAAGGCCGGAAGACGGCAGAGAGTGGCCGCGTAGATGCTGAAAGCCAGAGAAGTGACGCAGAGACAAAAAGAGCCACGGCAGAAGCCGCAAGGGTAGGTGCAGAAAGCACGCGCGAAAGTGCCGAAAGCTTAAGAGCAGAAAAAGAAAAAGAGCGCGGCACGAGCGAAGGTGAGCGGCAAAGCAAAGAAGCTGAAAGGCAAGACGAGGAAAAGAAAAGGCAAGGCGCGGAAAGCACAAGAGCGTCAAGCGAGCAGGCACGCGCTGAAAGCGAGTCCGAAAGAAAGGCCGCGGAAGTCTTGCGCAAGTCTGCCGAGAGCGAAAGGGCAGAGGCAGAAGCTAAACGACAGGAAGCGGAAAGCACGCGGAAAGACGCAGAGAAGGCAAGAGCAAGCGCGGAAGCTTTGAGAGAAGAAAGCGAAAAAGCAAGAGTGACCGCTGAAAGCTCAAGAGTAAGCGAGCACGCCACTAGCCACCAAACAGCCACTGAAGACCACGCAAAAATTTTGGCTGTACTGGACACTATCAAAAAACTTGAGACTGGTGAAATTGTTGCCAAAGTCGCAGAGCTTGAAAGCAAGGGCGCAACAAAGGAATATGTCAGGGCGCAAATTTCCGCGCTGATAGACGGTGCGCCGCAGGATCTGGACACGCTGAAAGAGCTAGCCGACGCTTTAAAAGCACGCGGCGACACTGAAGAAATTTTGACCAAGCTAGGCAGCAAGATCGACAGGACACAGCTAGATGAAGAACTTAAGCAATTGGATAGTAAGTTAACCAATTTAATCGGTTCAAAGGCAGCACAAAGTGATCTAATATCAGGTTTAGCTGGCAAGGTGAATAACGCCGATTTTGATACATACAAAAGCGAAGCGGCTAAGGCTATAGCGGATAAAGTGAGCGCGTCAAACTTTAGCGCGTACAAAGAAGAAACAACAAAGCTAATAGCAAGCAAGGCCGGAGAGTCAGAATTGGAAGGTTTGAAACAGGCGGTAGGCGACGATCTACAAGCAAAGCTAGAGGGCAAGATAGACAAAAGCAAAGTTTACACGGGTGACTATTCCGGTGCCAACTTATCCAATTTTGAACCTAGCAAGTCCATCGCACCTATAAGTGTTGCGGGAGCTGAAAATTTGGCGGCTAAAATTATTTCTAGCTTGCCGCAGCCTTGCCTTACAGGCACGGATTTGTTTTCGTGGGATTCCGATGAGTCCCCGCTAGTACTGAGGAAAGAGCCGGGCAGCGATTTTCTTCCTAAAGGGAAAATTGTGAGTACTAACGATGCGTTGACACTCATTTTTTGGTTATTGCAGAAATTATCCACAAAGATCGACAATCACTTGGAATCGAGTCAAGATCCACGCACGGCGATCATCAATGCGCTAAGTAAACCTGATCGCGATGGTATCGGGCTTACTGCTGATCGCGCAACGCATTTGGCTTACTTTGGTGCTGCGGTGCTAATGGCAGTCGACCGACTAATCTACAGCGAGGCTTTTACGCACCAATTGAAAGTGCTAGGCGATGTCCAGCAGCTGCGCAAGATGAAAGAGGATTTGGAAGCGGCCAAGGCTGATCAGGCCTACCTTTTAACCGCGCATCGCAACGGGCTTCTTAATTCGTCACCTATACCACTACGGCAAATAGGTGCCTCAATTGACAAAAAAGCTACTAACACACCGGGTGAGCTGATTTTCGTTGACGAAGTTTTTTCGCCAACATACGTTCATTTCCCCAAGTCAATAGCTGATGTGCTATTCAACGGGAATACAGTGGGCAAAGCAATGGCGACGCACCTCTCTGACTCGTGGCAGCAGCTAAACGCGGACACCAGCAAGCCTTTCATTGAAAGCGAGTGCTCGTTCCCGCGACTAGTTTACTTGGCTGTGTACAACGTTTTTCAAACAACAGTACCTTTCAGCGCGGATTCCGTCCGCAACGGCCTTTCAGGCCTCGGGTTGGTTTTTTTGCTGGATGCGATAGAAGTTTCACGCGCGAATTTGGGCAGCCAATTTTACGGCCGACCCGCAAATTGGCTGGTAGGTTTGCTGGGCGGCATCTTGGCGGCAGTGGTACATTTTATTACGGCACGGGGAACTACTGATCAATCGGCGGACTACTTCAACGTTGTGGTAAGCGAGCTTTACAACTGTTCATATTTACGTCCTGTTTTCGAAGCATTCGCCAAAATACCAGACGGCAAACCGAGCAGTAAGGCAGCTTTTTTCGTGGCGCGGCTGCAAAGGATGACGATAGCGTCGGCGAAGAATGAGCTAGAAACCGAGTCACTGACAAAGCGCGACCCGAACGTAAGCGACGCACTGTACGTTTGGGGTAATCACCTACCAATAGTTGAAAAATACGCGCACGCGCTAGTGCGCGGCAAATGCTTATCGGGCGACTTAAACAGCGAGTATGAGCCAGAAAAGGAAGATGACGGTAACGACTAATGAAATATATTGATATATCAGCGCATAATGGTGCGTTAAATTTTGAAAAAGTAAAAAGCTTGTACGATGGCGTGATGATCCGCCTATCATACGGCACGGACGGCGCAGGGCAGGTGTACGGCGTGGACAAAATGGCAGATCGGAACATTCGAGAGTGCCACCGACTGGGGATACCTTTTGGGCTGTATCACTACTCATACGCGCACGATACGGCGCAAGCAGTAAGCGAAGCCGAGGGCGTGATCAAGCTGATAGACTCTTACACGTCCGAGGGTATCTGTCCACGGCTGCCTATAGCCTTTGACATGGAAGATAACAAAGACCTTGCAGGTGGTGATCACGGAGCGGCCACGTGGGCAGAAAAGGCCGAAATGTGTAAGGCTTTTTGTCGGACTCTTTACGCGCGGAAAATTTATCCGGTAGTGTATGCGTCCAGATGGTGGCACCAGATGATGGGGGATCTAGGCTTTGACGTATGGTGTGCCGAGTGGGGCGTAAGTAAGCCTACTATACCGTGCGCCATGTGGCAGTACACAAGTAAAGGAAAAGGCACGGCCATAGGCCAGCCGACAAATAACTTAGATTTGAACGTTTCATATATTGATTATGCTACAGAGATACCCAAGGGCGGGTATAACGGTTTTGCGCCGCAAGATGTAAACGCAGCCGCGCCAGAACCGCCGACCGAAGTTCCGACCACTGCAGAGGGGCTGTATCCGGTAGACGCGCAAGGCTGCTTTACAATCAAGCTAGACGGCAAAGAACATAGGGCACAATTATGCTTAAAGGTGATTAAATGAAATGACGATTAACATTGATGAAGTAGCGGACTTTTTCGCACAGGTGGGGAAAATAATCGCAGGGGTGGCCATCGTGGCTACTCCTTTATATAAAAAGCTAAAAAAGTACAGGTCAGAGCTTGAAACTGCAAACGCGCAAAATTTAGAGCAAAGCAAAGCTATAAAAGATTTAAAGAGTAAGCTTGGCGGCGTGACGGCTGCTTTAGGACTACAGAGCACGGGAATTATGGCGCTTTTACACGCTGATCTATATAAGGCGTGCGCGGCGATCCTTGAGAGGGGGTGGGTATCTTCAAGTGAGTTAGATGACTTAACCAAGCTGTACGATGCGTACCATAACTTGGGCGGAAATGGCACGGGAACTGAACTATACAATCGGGCGATTAAGTGCCCTATAAGGAGGCTAAACGATGGGAAATGAAATTTTAGTAAAAGCTGTATCAGATTTAATAATGGCGGTATTTATTCCGATTTTTGGATATCTTGTTGGCTACTTAGTGAGCTACATGAAGAAGAAAGCGCACAGCGACAGGGTATCGCGTCTTTTAGACGAGACTGGCCGCATCGTGTGCCTAGCAGTGGCAGACACGGCGCAGACTTACGTGGACACTATCAAAGATGGTAAGCTTACAGACGCACAAATTAAAAAGGCAAACGCCTTAGCCATAGCCAAGGCTAAAGCCATGCTAGGCAAGGGTGGCCTTGACCTTCTGCAGCTTGCGATAGGCGACGCGGATCAATATATAAAATCTTTGATTGAGTACTTTGTCCGCAGCCAAAAAGACGACGTGCCCGCGACTGGAGCTTTTACACCTATAGTGCCTAAAGTACGAGTCAAAGCCGAAACCGCCAGCAGCACGGGTAAAAAGTCAAAGTAAGACAAACGCTAAATAAGCCGGAGCAATCCGGCTTATTTTTTTATATAAAGAAAAGGCGGCACAAGGAGATAGCGCCGCCTAAACCCAAGAAATTAAAAAGAAAATGTAAAAAAATACACTATTATTATATACCAAAGTCATAAAAAAGCCAACTTTTTTCTGCAAAGGCCTTGACTTTTATATACGCAGGGCGTATAATATAAACATAAAGAAAAGAAAAACCCGAGAGGTAAAGGAGATTTTTATGATAAGTGACAAAAGAAAAGAAGAAATTAAAGAGAGTTTAAAAGACTGTATAGAAGAGGCATTCTCTTATAACCAATCTGGAAGTGACGTTAGTTTAGTGTATGATTCTATAGATAATTATTTTACATCCCTAATAACGTCAAGTAGTGGATGGGAAAGCCAATGCCTAGTAGAATTGGTAACTATACCTACCATCAATCTTGATTGGTCTGATGCTTTGTTTCAACCATATGAGGATGAACTACAGTGTATGATTACTGGTTCACCTTATGGTGAATTTGAATATTCTCAAGATATTATTGATAAGGCTAGAAAAATTATAGACGACGAAGAAATTGATATACTAGATCATGATGAGGCTAAGTATGTTTTAGAAAAATGTGGAGCTAGTGAATTTATACTGCAAGAAGAAATTAAAGTAAATGTTGGCGATTACATGGAAAATAACTTTGATAAGTTGCTTGATAAAGCAATTGAAGCATATGAAAGCAAAGTAGCAAATATATGA